ATCCTTAGCTCAGTGGTAGAGCAACGCCCTTACAAGGCGAAGGTCAGTGGTTCGACCCCACTAGGATCCACCAAAGAATATGAAATTATTTGAAGCAACAGTAAGAGTAAACGGTAAAGAGTTCAAAGACCGTGTGGGAGCAAACAGTGCAGAAGAGGCACGTTTGCTATTACAACAACGTCATGGACCCAGAGCAGTTCCTTTTATGCCTAAAATGATTCCAAGTTAATGCGGGATTAGCTCAGTTGGTAGAGCGAGTGCTTGCCAAGCACTAGGTCGTCAGTTCGAACCTGATATCCCGCTCCATATTATATAATAAATCATTTAAATGTCTAAAACTATTAGAGTAAATGTTACTCCTGATAAAGTTATTAATTTAGCATGGTCAAATAATGATGAATTTATACGTTATTTCAAACGACAACGATTAGCCCCATTCGCTACGGCTAAAGACGATTACACCAATGATATTGAAGTTTGGATTAATTATTGGTGGTCACGTATTCGAAGAAATATAGACCTGTATGGTGGGTTATCTGATAATGCAAAAATATTAGATGTAGGATGTGGAAGTTCTTTTATGGATCTGATAGCATCAGAATACAATCCTACATTTGAATTTTACTTGTTAGATAAAAAAGAATATTCTTCCTACTTTACTTGGTTTGACACTAAGCATGTTTTTTATCATTCATGGGATATTGTAAAGGATTTAATTTCTACATCATCTTTGAATGAAGAAAAATTTAATTTTTTAAATTATGACGAAAATTGGCCAAACGATTTAGATTTGGTTACATCTTTTGCTTCTTGGGGATTTCATTATCCAATTAAAAATAATTTTGGATACTGGGAAAAGGTATTGTCAAGCCTAAAAGTAGGTGGCAAATTGTATTTGGATATTTCAAATAATTGTTTAGAAAAATATCCAGAAACATTAAACTTAATAAGTGATACTTTTGGTTCTCATCCTATAAAATTACTACATTATAGTAGTGTGACCACTCAATTATTAGATAATAAAAATTATATATGGAAAGATAACACCTTCGGACAGGGGTGTTTGTGGGTAAGAAACAAATAACAAGATTGTTTGACAATCAAATAAATATCTGCTACAATGCAGTTTGATTAATATTTTATAGAAAGAGTTTATGTCGGAATCCAGAGCAAGATATACAAGCGAAGAGGCAGTAAATCAAGTTGGCAATCGTTTTGATTTAATTCTTATTGCGTCACACCGTGTAAGAGAATTAAGACGAGGACATCGTAGTAAACTAAACACAAAAGCCGGCCCAGTAGTTACCGCACTTCAAGAAATTGAAGCCGGCATGGTAGGTAGAGACTACCTAAAACGAATAGGTCGGTAACCCAAAAACTTTGACTGCAATGGTCAAATATAGTACAATACACAGTATTGAATGATTCTAAGGTTAGTTACAGCAAACCTCTAACGGCTAATACCCGTAATAGAACCGATGGGCAGAGATAACTTCACAGCCTATCAAACATGGTGCTAGTACATGTAAAACAACTGGCAAAAGACTAACCTGTTATATTCAAGGATGAATACAGCAATTCATATACTTCACTTATGAACTAATGCAGTAGACAGTGACCGCGAGGTTTTATCTAGGAAACTAGACGCTAATGGAACTGTTGACAGATTGGAAAGACATTCTATGTTTCTATCGCAGACACAAGTATAGATAGGCAACGTGAATCGTTGATAGGGTCTACGGAACTGAACCGATGTACTGGGGATGGGGGTAGACCAGAATAAAAAACTTGACCGTTCCGATCATCCTGTTTAGTAACATTAGAATGCTAACAGCAATTTTTTAATCTTTATTCATAGCAAAGAAAAGATGCAGTCTGGAAAGGAAATAAAATGAACGCATTTGTAAACGCAGTAGCAAACCAAGAAGCTCGTACCGCTAATGGTATGAAGGCTCGCAAGTCCAGTGCTAACGCATTGGTTGACTTGTTCTATAACATCGGTGCAAGCCGTGGTAAGAACATTGTGCCGGCTTTCACAGCGGCATATGTCCAAGACAAGGAATTGGCATTGCGTATCGCCCTATGGGCACGTGATGCACGTGGTGGTGCCGGTGAACGCCAAATCTTCCGTGATATCTTGTCACACTTGGAAAAGACTGACCCTGAATCAGCGGCTCGTCTGTTGGTCAAGGTGCCTGAACTAGGTCGTTTCGATGACTTGTTCGTGTTCAAGTCTCCTGACTTGAAGGCAAAGGCTTACACATTGCTAGGTGATCACCTTCGTGCGAAGAACGGCTTGGCTGCTAAGTGGACCCCTCGTAAGGGTAAGGTCGCGGCCGAAATCCGTGAGTTCTTCGGAATGACTCCTAAGCAATATCGTAAGAGTCTTGTGGCTCTTACTAAGGTTGTTGAATCACAAATGTGTGCCAACGACTGGGACAACATCAACTTCTCGCATGTGCCTTCACAGGCAGCACGAATCTACAAGAAGGCGTTCACTCGTCATTCTGTTAAGTTCGCAGAATACGTGCAAAAGTTGGTGAGTGGTGACAAGACTGTTAAGGTTAACGCCAACGCAGTTTTCCCTCACGAAGTTTTGAAGGACATCATCAACCCTTACGGTCGTTCTACCTTGGGTAAGACTGAGTTGGATCACTTGACCGCACAGTGGGATGCACTTCCTAACTACATGAACGATGCAAACATCTTGCCAATCGTTGACGTTAGTGGTTCTATGACTTGCCCAGCAGGTAAGAACACAAGTGTCCGTTGTTTGGATGTTTCTGTTTCGCTAGGCTTGTACTTGGCAGACAAGAACAAGGGCGTGTTCAAGGACACATTCTTGACCTTCTCTGACCGTCCTGAACTATTGATCCTTAAGGGCAACATCGTTCAGAAGGTTAACCAAATGGTTACTTCTACTTGGGGCATGAGTACAAACTTGCATGCGGCTTTCAACAAGATCCTTGACACAGCAGTTAAGAACAACGTTCCTGACTCTGACATGCCAAAGATGGTGTTGATTTTGTCTGACATGCAATTCAATGCTTGCGTACAAAACGATGATTCTGCTATGCAGATGATTGAACGCAAGTATCGTGACGCAGGTTACACTGTGCCTAGCGTGGTCTTCTGGAACCTAAACGCAAGTGATAACGTTCCAGTTAAGAGTGACAAGTCTGGTGCGGCTCTAGTCTCTGGCTTTAGCCCAAGCATCATGGCAAGCATTCTTGGCGCAGACCCTCAAGAGTTTACTCCTGAAGGTATGATGATGAAGACCATCATGAACTACAAGTACGCCTGCTAAGGTGTACTGAGTCCCGAAGGGTGTAAGTAGAAATACTTACACCTTTTCCTATTTGACTAAAAACCCAAACTGTAGTATAATAAGAACAATAAGGAGTATAATATGGCTCACAAACATAAAGGACAGTTGACTCCCGCCCCACAGTGGTGGAAGCATTTGAAAGATTGGAAGCGTGTGTTTTGGAAAACAGAACGCCAAGCACATAAAAAAGAAATTAAGAATAACGAAAAGGAATGATATGCCCTGGATTCAAAACGTAGCACTTGCTGATATACCGAAGGGTCATCATGTCCGTGTAGGTGAAAATAGTATGCTGATTCAGATTGTTGATCCAGCTATGGAGTTCCCTACCCCCAAGCATAAGTTCAAAGAAGTTCACCAGTTTGAGTTCTTGGACTTGGAGCGTGAAGATAAGTGGGGTGAAGAATTCAAAATCACTGATGAACAGGCTGAAAGCCTTGTCAAACTGTTGCAACATGCCCTTGCTAATCGCATGGATGTTGTCGTGCATTGTGTTGCAGGTGTGTGTCGTAGTGGTGCTGTATGCGAAGTTGGTGTAATGCTGGGCTTTGATGATACCGAAGTCTTCCGTAGCCCTAACTTGTTGGTCAAGCACAAGATGATGAAAGTTTTGGGTTGGACTTATGATGAAAATGAACCGCACACTATAAATGGTGTGCAGTTTGAATATGATGAATTGGGGAACAAAAAGATTTGGGTGCCCCCACAAAAAGAGGATACTTATGATTAAAGTTAAAGAGTTAGAATTTGTAGACTTAGCATCCGCAATGGATTATGCTAAGTCATTAAATGAATTTGTTGCCATCGTCGGTGATGGATTTGAAATTGTTGGCATGTTCGGTGTTGATAGTGTTGTAGATGGTAAGTGTCCTGATGGTGTTGATTACGATTGGAACAAGGCTAGCCGGATTGGTCGTGTAAAGAAAGAGCGTGTATAATGCCCAAGTGTTATCAATTGATCGGAGTGCCTGGTTCAGGCAAGAGCACCTGGATCAAGAACCAAGACTGGTCTAAAGATTGTGTAGTCGTATCAACCGACGAATTTGTAGAAGACTATGCCAAAGAGTGTGGATCTACATACAGTGAAGTTTTTGATGACTATATGCCAACTGCTGTCAGTCTGATGGCAGATAAAGTTATACGTGCCCGTGATGCAGGCAAAGATATTATCTGGGACCAAACTAGTACATCGGTTAATAGTCGTGTGCGTAAGTTTAAAATGTTGCCTGATTATGAGCATATTGCTATTGTGTTTAAGACACCTGACGAAGGTGAATTGAAACGTAGACTAGATTCTCGTCCGGGTAAGATTATTCCTGACAATGTTATTCGCGGCATGATTGAGAATTTTCAAATGCCGACAGAGGATGAAGGATTCGCTGAAATTCGTGTAGCATAAAGTACTACATTGACAATAAATGGTTTTGGGTATATAATAGTGTTTTACACAGAAAGGAGCACGATATGTTTAGATTCTTCTGGCAAGAAGCCAAAGGTCTCAAAGCCGATGTTGAACGTCATCGTGCTAAAGAGGCTGAACTGGATGCTCGGATAGCAGAACTGGAGGGCAAAGATGACCCAATGAGCATTGCCGCATTGCGTGTCTATCGTAGATTCCATGCTCAATTGCTACAGAGCAAGGCTGACGTTGTAAGCAAGATTGGAAAAAGAAAATGACTCCAGAACGACAAGCCTTTCTGTTGAAATACAGAACGACAACCCCCGAAGGTCATCCGACTTTCGACAATGAAAGATATTACAACGACATGCCAACCGATGAAATGGTGGCATTGCGTGACAAGACAGTAGCAGACCTGAAACGAAATCCAGACTTTGGTACTAAGTTCTACACTGAATTTGTTGAATATCTGAATAAGAAATTAGAATCGAGAGGAGCATAATATGCCCGCAGTTTTTCTTACAAGTGATACACACTTTGGTCACACGGGTGTTTGCAGGTTCATGGGACCTGATGGTGTGACAAAACTTCGTCCGTGGGATAATGCTGACGAGATGGATGACGAGATGGTTAGGCGTTGGAACGAAACGGTTCGACCGAACGACAAGGTCTATCATCTTGGTGATGTTGTAATCAATCGCAAAGCCCTTAAGACTCTTGCTAGACTTAACGGCGACAAGGTGCTTATCAAGGGCAACCACGATATCTTTAGACTTGAGGAATACACTCCTTACTTTAGAGATATCCGTGCGTATCATGTGATGAATGGTTGTATCCTCAGTCACATCCCTATGCACGAAAGCAACCTTGGTCGATTTGGTACTAACATTCACGGACAC